ACATTTTCCATCCTTTAGTTTATAGTATACTAAGATGAAACAGGGAGATAAATATTAATATATGGAAACTTTAACACACACAACAATCGCTATTGGTTCTTTAGCTGCAGCATATTTTATTGGATATTATTCTAAAGCAAAGACTTACACTGATAAGATGCTTGCTACAATGCTCAATTCTTTAGAGAGAGATGGATTTATTGTTTCAGAAACAGATGAAGATGGTGATAAACAACTTATACCTATAAAAGATGTTATTGCTAAAACTTTGGAAAAATCAACATAAAAGGATATATTATATAATGAGAGTAGAAGTTCGTAATGATAATATGGATCAAGCAATTCGGGTTTTAAAAAAGAAATTGCAGCAAGATGGACTTTTTAATGAGTTAAGAGAACGTGAATATTATAGTACAAGGTCTGAGAAACGCAGAAGATCAAAAGCTGCTGCAATTCGTAGACAAAAACGTGAAGCTGTGAAACGTGAATTAGAGGAATCTGGTAATGTCTAAACGAAGAAAAATAGTTGTTAAAACTGACAATAGTGATTGGCAAGCTCCTAAAAGACGCAAACCACGCAAACCTATGAGTGAGGAACAACGTATTGCATCTGCAGCACGTTTGGAAAAAGCAAGAGAAAAACGTAAACTTAAAAATCCTAATTATGGAATGAGTGGTATTCATGAGTCTTTGAAAAATCTTCCTGATGATCATTCGTTACATCCTAACAAAGTTAAAGAATGGATTAAATCGCAGAGAAGTTTTGTGAAGTCTGCACAATATAATGTAAAACGAAAAGTAACAGGTTCCGAAGCTCAATTAGCTATTCATAAAGGATATTTAAGAAATCTTCAAAGATATCTAAGAGATGGAGATTGGGTTGATGGTTTTTATGGTGAATATCAAGATAAGAAAATCCTTTACCATTGTAAAGCACAATCATATCATTGGTCTGGCCCTAAAAAGGGAGAACCAAAATTTGATGTTGGGACTTATTACCCATTATTAGGTTGTGTATATACACAAGAAATGTTTAACGAAGATGTTTAACAAAGAATAAGGAAACTTTAATGTTAAAACAGAAAAACGGAAATGTATCAGGAAATGTAATACAGGGGCCGTGGACAAAAAGAAAAGTAAAACTTCCTGATGAAAATGCCATTAAGTTACAAGAAAAACTTGCTTTTGCTGAAGAATTGACTCAAACTTTGGTAGTTCAAATGATGCATGGTATGAGTGAAAATGGTATTGATATTTCAAAAAAAGATTTTGTTCGTGATATGGCATTGATAAATGAGTTGACAAAAGGAAGTATATATAGAAGTTTGAAGCTTCAACATCCTACACACGGTTTATTTGAAAATCTTGTAGAATTGCAAGAGGAACCAGATGATTCAGTAGCTACTGAAGTAAATCATGATTTATTGAAAGAATATATTAAAATATTTGGTGATGATGATGACACCGAAATTTCATGAAATTTTTAGTCCAACAATTATGGAAACTGAAGTTTCTCAAAAGTTTCTTGATATTGTAAATAAAGTTGGGGATAACGTATTATCTGATGATAAACAATCTGTTCAATGGGATTGGTCACATAAACTTGTAGGTAAGGTTCATAAAGAAATTCGGATTCCTATAACATCAAAAGAAGATGGTTCTTATTGTATGGGGATTATGAAAGAAGCCTGTGTTAATTATCTTAAATTTTTGATAAAGAAAAATCGTGCTTATGAATGGACTAGAATAGCTGGAAAAGAAAAACCACCAACATCTGAAAATATTCATTTGTCTCAAAGTTGGATAGTAAGTCAGTATAAGAATGAATATAATCCTTGGCATACTCATAGTGGAAATTTTTCATCAGTAATATATTTAAAGATACCAGATAATATGGAAGAACATTTTGCAAATGAGAAAAGAGATCATTATCCGGCTAGTGGATTAATTGATTTCAAGTTTGGTGAAAAACAGGATATGAGAAGTGATACTTTTTTATTTCATCCCCAACTTGGTAAGATGTTACTTTTTCCTTCATGGTTGAATCACACAGTATATCCATTTTATTGTGATGGAGAAAGACGAAGTATGAGTTTTAATGCTAATTTTTTTATTCCAAAAGATTGGAATAAAAAATGATATTAGTTGATATGAATCAGATTTCTCTTGCAAGTATGATGATGCACTTGCATATGAGGAAAACAAAAGATCCAGATGACAGTATGGTACGACATATGATTCTCAATTCTCTGAGAATGTATCGTACTCGTTTTTCTTCTGAGTTTGGTGAATTGGTTTTATGTTATGATTCTAAACATTATTGGAGGCGTGATTATTTTCCAGAATATAAATCAGGTAGACGTAAGAGTAGAGAAAAATCTGATTTTGATTGGGATGCAATTTTTCTGTGTCTTAATGAAATAAAAGATGAACTTAGGGATAATTTACCATATAAGTTTTTAGAGATATATGGTGCAGAAGCTGACGATATCATAGGAACTCTTTGTTCAACTATTTCGGAAGAGATTATGATAATTTCTGGAGATAAAGATTTTATTCAATTACAAAAATTTCCCAATGTAAAACAATTCAGTCCAATCACTAAGAAAACAGTGAATGGTGAAAATCCTGGCGGTTATCTTAAAGAACATATTTTTAAGGGAGATGTTGGTGATGGTGTTCCAAATGTATTATCTCCTGACAATACATTTACTGATGGGTTGCGACAAAGACCATTGGGTAAAAAGAAAATAGCTTCATGGATGGATCATAATTTTGATGATGTTGCTCCTAGTGATGAAGTGAAAAGAAATTACCAAAGAAATAGAAAATTAATTGATTTGACGTATACGCCAGATGAACTTACTAGAGAAATCATTAACACATATAATGAAGCTCCTTTTGGTGATCGTAGTAAATTACTAAATTATTTTATACAAAAGAGATTGAAAAATCTCACTGAATCTATAGGAGAATTTTAATGGATTTATTAATTTCAGAAATTTTAGATAAAGTTTCCAAGATGAAAACAAAACAGGAAAAAATTAATATTTTACGAGAACATGATCATCAATCTTTGCGAATGGTAATTAAATCTTCTTTTGACCCAAATATTGAATGGCAATTACCAGAGGGCGAAGTTCCTTTTACTCGTAATGATGCTCCAGAAGGAACAGAACATGCTTCTTTATCTTATGAATCTCGTAAGTTATATCATTTTATTCGTGGCGGTAATCCTAAGATTACTCAAAACAAACGAGAAACAATGTTCGTTCAGATGTTAGAAGGACTTCATGAAAGTGAAGCAGATGTTCTTGTTGCCGCCAAAGATAAGAAGTTGCATCAAGTATACAAGGGACTTTCTGCCCCTGTAGTCAAAGAAGCATTTAATTGGAATGATGAATATATGATTATTGAAGATGACCATCATGTTTACCCTCAAGCACCAGGCCCAGCTAACGGATGATTATTGAAGACGATATTAAATTAGATTATTCAAATGTGTTAATTCGTCCTAAAAGGTCAACACTTACTTCACGGTTTGATGTTGATATGAAACGTACTTATACATTTCATCATAGTCGTAAAGAATGGACAGGAATTCCTATTATGGCAAGTAATATGGATACCACTGGTACATTTGAGATGCATGATGAATTAAGCAAATATGGAATGATAACATGCATTGCTAGACATTATAATAAAGATGGTAAAAAGTGGAAACAGGCAGAACACAAAGATAAAATTTGTGTAATGTCTGGTATATCTAATAAAGAATTGTTAGAGATAGTTAGTGTTACAAATACTTTTCCTGATGTGACATTTGTAGGATTAGATGTGGCAAATGGATATACGATTAATTTTGTAGATGCGATTAAACAATTAAGAGAAAATCTCTTACCTAATGCAACCATTATTGCTGGAAATGTTGTAACTGCTGATATGACTACTGAATTAATAGTTGCAGGAGTTGATATTGTTAAAGTGGGAATTGGTGGTGGTAGTGCATGTACTACTCGTACTAAAACAGGCATAGGATATCCACAGTTAAGTTCTGTGATTGAATGTGCTGATGCTGCACATGGTTTAGGTGGACATATAATAGCAGATGGTGGATGCAATTTTAGTGGAGATATTGTTAAAGCTTTTGCTGCTGGTGCAGACTTTGTTATGATTGGTGGTATGCTTGCTGGACATGAAGAATGTGATGGTAAATTAGTTTTTGAGGATGATAATATAGAACCAGTTGGTATGGAGTTTTATGGTATGGCATCTAAGACTGCAATGATTAGACATGGATATCCTAATAGAGAATATCGTGGAGAAGAAGGTAAAACAGTGATTGTGCC